TCGCCTGCAGAAATTATGACATTACACCGAGCTTACCCTGATAATGAACTTTATCAGAAGGAAGCAAGGAAGCTGGAAAAACGAGAAATCGAACCAGTAGTATTAGGAGGTCCCGCCTCTGTTGAATTAGTAGACAGAGAGGGACACCTGATCACAACAAGTGCTTTAGGAAAGGCATTTGAGAACTATATGAAAAGTTTTAGGACTAGGAACGCTATGGTTCTACACTCTGATGTCCAAGTAGGTTGGGCTTTACCAGCTTACATCAATAAGTCTGGACAGATATTTAAGAGTGGTGTAAATGAAAATGGTCTGTTCTTTATTACTGAAATGAGAAATGATACAAAGATCTCTGACAGAGTGAAGGAACAGATAAACGAAGGAAAGCTAAAGTCATACTCTATTGCTGGATCAGCAACTAAGATGCAAAATATGACTAAGGGCTTACAATCTTACATGCAAGTAGATGACTTGGAACTCGCGGAAGTAACAGTATGTGAAAAGGGAGTAAATCAAGGAGCATCTTTTGACTTATTAAAATCAGAACAACCAGCACAGAAATCATGTGCTGATGGAAGCTGCCTAACAAAGTCAGCTCCTGAACCAAGAGAGGAAATAAACATGGTATTGAAATCAAATGGAAACGTAGACTTCACCCAGACTTTCTTTAATTGGCTTTCAAAAGAGAATGGGAAAGCAACTGATCCTCTAGTAGGAGATAAGATGTTTGCTGTTCTTGAAAACTACAGGGGTAGAGAAAAGGAACACCACAATCAATTAGATAGACAAGGTTTTCCAAAGGAACTAGATCCTGAATTTGCTAGAGTAACACCAGTAATGGAAAACCCTAACTACTTCCCATGGGTTGTAGGAGAAGCAGGTTCTAAACTTGGACCAAAGAGATATCAAGGTGGATCTCTACCAGTAACAAAAGCCTTCTTAGAGTGGATGGAAAAGAGAGATAAAGGAGATGCCTTTGCTATCGCTACTGCCCAAGCTAAAAAGGAAGGCTTCAAAGACTTTTCTGAAGGAAGCGAAGGAAGGGAAAAAAGGAACGAACTAGCTGAGAAATTAAAGGAAAGCTAGGAAAGGAGATGTCATCTTACTACGACATCTTAAAAACTCTCTTTCTCAAAGATGGAGCAGAAACTGTTATCTATGAAATAAAAACCGCCAATAAAAGGAAACCAAGAACTACTGGGAAGAAGAACATAGGAATTGGAAGGGGAAGCTATTCCAGAGGAAACAAGAGAACACGCTATGGCACTTATTAAGAAAACAAAGAAGTGGGGAACTCACCCTACTCAAATAACTAAATACGACATTCAAAAACAAATAAAGGAAAGGGAACTAAAGGAAAGCTCCCTTGATATTTTGAATGGGAAACCAATAGGAAAGGAAGCGAAAAATGAAACCGACAAATTGTCATGACGAAGAAAACTGTTGTGAAGATGTAGATGTTAGTTGCGACCAAGAGGAATGTATTTGTGAAGAAGAAGATAACTGTAAACTAGAATGTGAAGAAGAACAAGACTTAGAAAAAAGTTGTTGTGGTGGAGAGTGTTGTTTAGATTAGATTAATAATAAACTAATCAAGGAGATACTTGTGAGAGTCAATCTAATTCAAATTGTTTTGGAAACGCTGACCTATCTTATAAAGGAAACGATAGGAAAGGTCGCAGACTTAATACTAGGAATACTAGGAAAGGTCAAGTGGATATTGAAAAAGATCCTACCCTTTTAGAACTTTCAAACTTGTCCCCTACTGTAAAAGGTAGGGGATTTTTTTATTACTTGACATGGCTATATTTAATTTGATACAATTCACTTATAAGATATAAATTAGTATAGGAGATTTATGCAGACTTTTATGCCATACGCTGACATAGATAAAAGTGTCAGATGTTTAGATTACAGAAGATTAGGTAAGCAAAGAGTAGAAGCTATGCAAACTTACAATCAGATTACAAAAGGTAAAGGTGGATATCCACACCACCCTGTAAATAGAATGTGGGAAGATTATCCTGATGCGTTAGCATACTATCACAACACTTGTATAGATGAGTGGATAGATAGAGGATACAATAACACTATGAAACATATTCCACATATCATGAATTTTGATATGCCCAAATGGATCGGAGATGAGAAAGTCCATGCTTCTCACAGATCAAATCTTTTAAGAAAAGACTATGGCTTTTATAGTCAATATGGTTGGGGAGAACAATTAGACATGGACTATCATTGGATTTGACATGGCTAATTCATTTATGCTATACTGTATTAGAAGTATACAAATTAGTAAAGCGAGGTTTTATTGAGTTTTAGTAATCCACTTTCAGCATTATTTTGGATAATGTTTTTAGGTTTAATAGCAAGTGCAACAGAGGGGTGTATAATATGACAAAGACAGAGATATACATGAAGATATTAGTTTACTTATCCATATTTGGATTAGTGATTGGAGTAATTAGATTATGAGTAGTTTAAAACAAGAATACAGAATGTATCTATCAAAAGACTCTCAATGTTTAATGAGTGAAGTTTTAGATGCAAGAGAGTGCTACTTTTTTAAGATGGGTGGCGATAGTGATTATCATGAATACAATTTAACAGATAGAGCCTATGGAGATATCATTACATTTAAGAATGTATTTGAGATGTGGGTAAATTCATCTGATAGTAATTGGCATCTTGGTAGCCACAAAGACGATTGGTTTAGTGGGGACTTTAGTGAGAGCCATATTGAATATGAGAACCATCACCTAGTTGACGAGGTTGGCGAAACATATGCTGATGTTAGAGCCAATTCTGACTTTTGGTTGACAATGGATTTCAATATGATAAGTGGTTCTAGTGGGGAAGTTGGATTTCATACTATGCCTGTAACTGCGAAATTCTTTATGCCTGATATCTTGTGTAGAACAAATGATTGGATCAAGGTAATAGAAGAAAGTTTATATGATTGGTGGTATGATAATGATTAAGAAGATATTAAGTCAATGGCTTGAACCTACATCAACAAAGCAGTATCAGTTTTATCGTGATGGTATAACTGATGCTTTGCTTCATGGTCGTAGAGATGAGAAGAAATTAGATGAGTTCTTCTTTAGCCATTTTTATAAAAGAGGTTATGACTTTGGCATGTGGTTGTGGAATGAACAAGGTGAAGATGAAGATGCTAAAGATAAAAAAGATTATGGAGATAGAATATGAATAGTGAACAATTAACAATACAGAAACTACATTGGGATAATATTAAAAAAGGTTATCCATACATTGAAGATAACAATGAGGGTTATGTCTT